GCAATCAAACGACCGCGCATTCGAACGCTGAGATACTCAGTCTGTTGAGTTACAGTATATGGACCATATTCCACGGGAGCATCGCCGGGATAATTGGTCACAAAGAACGTGATCTTTACGTTCGCGGTTTTTGCTTCATCAACAAAACCCCACTTCATGTCGGGCCAAACTTGGTCGATAAAAATCAAATTGTCGCCTTCCGCCAGAGATGCGTAGCCAGTGGTAAATCCAGACTCCATGGATGCACCGTCAGCATTGTTACTGGTTTCGTGCTGGTAAACATAAAAACCAGTTGTCTGACCGGCAACGCTTGTAGCCGCTGCTGCACCTATAGGAGAACCAAGAATCGACTGGTCAATCCATGCAGTTCTGCCAACAAGAACAGCAGCGTCATCTGGATGCTGATAGCCGTAGTCCCACTGGTTCAGCGCCACGTTATACTTGACGTATGCGTTTACTTCCCCAGTCCCAATCTGCTGTTCATTCAAATCAAGACCAGTTTCAGGGTCTATGTTGTTTGTGTAGTGAGCAGGGAAGTACCAAGTGATTTCATTGAATTGGCTGTTTGCGGCGCACCTTATACGGTCGGTATATGGATTGCCATTATCATCAACGCCGGGGTAAAAGTTCTGGAAAACCTGATCCCATACCGGACACGGGATAACTTCAACACCATTACCGGCGAACCTGAAGAATTGCTTCTGGCTCATCCAGTAAACAACACCTCCCATTTGACCGGCGGCTTTGGGAGCAATCATTCCGGCGTTAGCACCAATTTTGTTGAAGCCATAAATGTATGGCTGGCCAATATAGGTCATGGACCAAAGATCAAGATCAGTCCAAAGCAATGCCTGCTGAGAAGCCTGAATACCGCCTACGATCCTTGACCCGGTTGGTATGCGATAGCTTCCCGCCTGATTGTTGGCGGTCGCTTGCCAAGTCGTGAAGTCTTCCAAGTCACACCACCTGACAAGAAGGGGGTCTTGGATTGATCCAAAAGACGATCCGTATGCAATCATCTGCCTTTGAGGCATGGCAACAAAAGCACCGGCATTGTAAACCGGGGCATTTGGCATATAGCTAAGGTTCTGTATCGCGCTACCTACTGGTTGCCAGTAATAAAGCGCACCGTTTTTAGGGCAAGCGGTAAGAATTGAACCCCAGTTGTCCAAGGCCCAATCTTCAGCAGTCAATGCAGTTCCGGTGTCCGTGGCCGGAACAAAGCCGCTGCCATAAACGCCTTCACTGTAACGTCCTCCCCCATAAAAATAATTGTCTCCCTGACCTTGAGAAACAAGACTGACAAAGTGTTCGACGCGAATTGCGCCTGAATTTTCATATCCTGACGTTGAACTTGTGGCGGCAATATCGACACTGATTTCAAACTGATTTGCAGTGTTTACTTTGTTTATGGTGTAGAGGCCAGATATAGTTGTTCCGCCCACCGTTGTAGAAACCGGCACATTGAAAGTATCGCCAACAGAAAAACCATGATTTACCAAGTCAACAGTAATTGTTGTTTCGCCATTGACTGTAGTAAACTCTGGAGGAAGACCGCCAAATATGACAAATGGAGTTACGTTTCCTCCAGAAGAAGTTTCCGCAGTAGACACGCCAGTTTGAGTGTATTTTATTGTATATGTTGTAACGTCAGTTGATCCAGTTCCAATGGTGAATGTGCCGTTAAATGAAGAGGTAGAAACTCCATTGACGTAAATTTTCTGACCAGCATAAAAGCTATGCGGGAAAGAAAACTGGATCGTTACAATTCTGTCTGAGCCTGAAGTTATTGCGCTGATTTTTGATATTGGGCTTAGGAGAGACGGAACTTCAAAAGTAAGGTATCCCGTGCCTGTAGTCGTGATGTCATATGGACCCAACAGGTTGACATTGCCAATGTTTACGATTGTAGGGAAAAACGAATAAGATGCAGAACTTGGTATGGTTGGTGAGTAAAATGTTAAAGAAGATGAGCCGGTTGAAGTAACAAACCCAAGCGCCTGAACAAAAGTAATTGCAGTTGTTCCAACAGTTACCGTTGTGCTGTTTGAGCAGTAATAGGTTTTGTTTATATTTGTCGTTCCAGAGCTTACTGCAAAAAGAGCGCCATATTCTATTTCGCCTGTTCCCCAAGCATCAAAGTCAGTGGCGCGCGTAAGAACCCAAGCAACTGAACCGCTCCCAACAGTGGTTACGGTATATACACCATTTTGAAGACCGCTTGTCTGGTTCTTGACCAAGACACGATTACCGGAAGACAAACTTACGCCGTCAATACTGATGGCAGCAAGAGTTCCTGAATTGGTGAGCGTAGCGCCAACTCCTGATGCTCCGTTGTTGTAAGTTGCTGTGAGATTGGCGGTGGTTGCCACAACAACCGGAGTGCCATTTGTTATTGATGGAAGCTCAGTACTTGTGGTCACATAACTTGATGTGACATTATCGGTGATCGTTCTTGGCGTTACATCAATAAGAGACGCATCGCTTTCACGATACACCTGAACGCCTACATCATCTTCTCCGCCAATAGCCAGATACTTGGTGTACTCAAGATCACTCCAAGCCTTCAACGCGCGAATCGGTGCAGAAAAACCACCAGCTATGTATCGCGTCCAACCGCCAAGTTTTTGTACAAGGCCCATACCTGACCTGTCTGGCATGAACCTGACAAGGTTGCTGTATGAAATCGCAAGCTCATTGAGAGTAGGTGTCTTGTTTGTATCGACACCCGGAACAAGCTTTAGGGTTGCGCGCGGCATATCTTATCCCCTGCCCGGAGTAGCCACAGGAGACGGAGACATGGAAGACCAGCCGCTGGCGGCAAACTTTTTGCGATACTCCTCAACCGTAGCGCCACGCAGCAGAGCCTGATACTGGCTTTCATAGGACTGAGCCATGGCGGGATCATCGCTCTGGCGTCCAAAGTTGCGTTGATAGCCGCTGATGAAAATCATAGAAGCCATCACAAAAATATCTGGCAGATACTGAGATATGAATGTGGTTGTGTTGCTTGCGGAAAGCGAAGCTGGCCTGTAAGTTCCAATGATTTCAAGAGTATAGGCGGCATTCGGCCAAGGACCAAGTGAGAACGTCCGCTCATCAATCATGGCAAAATACTCAGGAACACCAGCATTTGTAGAGCTTGGCCAAGAATACTGGATGTACTCCTTGGATACAGGCAGCAAGGGATTGCGCGTTCCAGAATCCGGGTTGGACGTTCCAGCAGGCGTAATTACGTTGATGTTCTGAAGGGTCACAAATGTACCCTGTGTAATAGCCACTTTTGAGGAATTGGATGCGGTGGAGAACGAAGTATTGCTGGTAACGGTCGAAAGCAAATCCAAGTCACGGTAAATACGCAACTCAGCATAATCAATTGTATCTGGCAGAATAGTCAGGAAATTAGGGTCGGTTTCGGGGACAACCGCAAGAGTAGAAACGGCAGTCTTGTATGTAGCGTATGTTAATCCTGCCATGACGCGGCCCCATTAACTTCGTGTTTGTTTTGTTTTACCATAGGTTAATCCAATGCGGAAGGCTATTGCTTTGCATATTCTTTCCGAATTTCGGAATACCATTTCCGCGAACAATCCAGCCGTCCGTTAGCATTTTTGAGGGCTACCCGGTGCTGGGCCAGAGACGCCCTAGCGTCCATCCCGGCCTCTACCGCCGGAAAGGTTACGGGGGCCATGCAAGCCGGGGGAAGCGGAAGCTCAATAGGCTGGGGCTTAACGCTCCCTAGCGTGGTACATCCTGTCAACGTCAAAAGGGGTAAGATCGCAACGATCAGGGCGTTTTTTGAGTTCTTCAACATACTTGGCAATCTCCTCATCGTCCTTGCGGGCATCTTCCTCAAGCTTGCGGATCGTATCTTTTGACCGCCTATCGGCATCTTGGGCGATCTTGCGATCACGCTCCATTGAGGCGATGACCGCCTGCAACTGCTTCTCCCGGCAATTGGCCGAACTATCCATGCGCCCCTTGAGGTAGGAGCCGCCTAGCGCGCCAGCAACCAGCCCAGCAATGAGCAAAGGGGCCACCCACGAAGGTAGCCCCACCCATGCCAGAACCCTCAAGAGCCAAGTCATTTGCTGAACATCCCGCGCTCTATTTCACGGCGGTAAATGAACCAGAAGAACAGAACAAAGGCCATTACGGCCCCGACCAGAACCAATAGCGTCCTGTAGTCAAACCCAGAGAAGGCACCAAAAGTGGCCACACCGCCGCCGCCAAGCCAGCCCATTACAGAGGCCCACACCCGCCTATGTTTGTAAACGGGCTTTGGCTCAGAGATTATTACCTCTGAATCAGCCTTTGGAGACACATCAGGCGGAGGCTCCTTGACTGCCGCCTTGTTTGTGCCGCTCAGGAACAGATCGCGCTCTTCGCTTCTGCGGTTTATAAGACCCTTCATAACCTTGCCGTTCGCTTTAACGAACAGCATGAAGGCTTCCGCAGCACCGGCAAAGTCCCCGGCGTTAAACTTGCGAAGTACAGTAGACTTTTTGAAGTTGCCTTCACCAATGTTGAAGGTAAGGCTTACCATGGCATCAAACTGAGCCTGAGACGGAGCGCGCTTCAGCAGCTTGCTGACTGCATCCTCAAACTTCTTCAGGTCATCCTTGAGTATAGAAACCGCCTCATTTGAACTGATTCTCATGCCCAGAGTTACCTTGGGCGGGCCAGCCCTGTATGTATGACCATATCCAATTGTGTAAGGTTCGCCGCCAGTCGCAGGGTCCGGGTAGGCCGACAACCTAAGACCTTCCCACTTTTTAATGATAGCCAAGCCAGCTTCTGAAGTTCTCATTTGGGCTTGCTCTGCTCTACAATATCAAGTTTTTGCTCAATCCGGTTCAGGCTTTCAACTATAAATTTCAATTGCTGCTCTAGTATAATTATGCGCTCACCTTGATTGCTATTGTTTGCGACGATTTCTTCTAGCCGCCCAATGCGATTATCGACTGTCGTTTTCCATGCCGTAGCAACCGTAAAGAATGCAATCGTCTGGATTACAAGGGCAATGATGATCCCAATTGGGACTTTCTTATCAAGATGCCATTCTTCTTTCTGCATTGCCTGATCCATGTTTGACGCCCCAAGGGTGCTTAAATCCAGTATTGTCAACTGATGTTCTCCATTTTTATATGACTTTTCCACCAAAGAAAAGGGGGCAATTAGCCCCCGAATTCCC